TTGGTTGCTGCCGATGGTCCAGCTGTCGGCGTCGTCGATTTGTGACCAGCGCACTTCGGCTTCGGAGTTGCTGGTGTTGCCGCATACCAAGAAGCGACCGACCACGGCCAAGTGTGTTGCGTTGGGCGTTGCCGTGCCGCTGGACACTGCCGACACTGCGGCTGGGGCTGCGGTGCCGTCGCTGGGGAAGCGCTGCAGCGTGACAGACGAACCGCCTGCTGCGTAGACATAGCGCGTGCCGCCGGTGGTGGCGAACTCAACGAACTGCCAACGGGGGATGTTGGTATAGGTAGGATCACTGCTGGTGAACTCGGCGAACTTGGACTGCAGCGTGTCGAACTTCAGCAGCCGCGATGACGTGCCGATATATGTGCGCGCCTCGATGTCCGCGCCCGTGACTTCAACGGTGCTGTAGATGCCGAGGATTTCGGGAATTGCCGTAGTCGTGCCGCCTGCTACCTGCTCCGGGGCCGTGGTGGCCGTGGCGCTGGGGACGGCCGAGAACCCACGCGTGGTCGGGAACCCGTTGATTAGCGCCTTTGCGCCGGGGTTGTTAAGCGACGGCTGGTCGGGCAGCCACTGGCCAAAATCGACCGGCACTAGAACACCGCCTGTTCGTTGCGGCGGCGAACCTGTAGGTCCGCGTTGCCGTAGCGCTGCTTGTCGCTGTCGCGGTCAATCTCAGCAAGGCACCGCGTGAACTGCGCGTCGTGATACACGCTGCGCTGCTCGTCCTGCAGGAAGTCAAACGCCTGTTTTAACGTGCCGTGCAGGTAACAGTCGCCGTGGCGGGTCAGCAGCGTGTTGCTAGTTGCTGTATCGGACAGCTGCGCTACGCCTTCGTTGTAGATCAGTTCCAGCGTCAGGTTCGCGCTGGGTACGGCGGCGAGCTTAATGTTGTTGGCGACAATAGTGTAGAACTCGGTCGCGGACTGCCCGGCGTCGCGGATGCGCAGGTCAAACTGCGACGGCGTCAGGTACGACAGGTTCGTCCGCGTGCCGTCGGCGTCGATTTTTGCGACTTCGCGGATACTGCGCAGGTCGGTGGGCAGCGCCGTCGTGGTGGCGTTTGCGGTTACGGCCAATTGGGTTGTGGTTTCGAGCAGGGCGATGTCGAGTTCGCGGGACATACGCTGTTCTGCGAGCCGGACGAACGTGCGGATTTGTGTGGTCAGGTCGTCCCGGGCCAAGAAATCAGCAACGAACGACTGCAGTTCAGCGTAGGTGTTCATATCGTGCCTTTCGACGTCCTAAAGAACCGGTTGTCGTAGTCGTTTAGCCAGGCCTTCCAGAAACGCGGATTTTCCTTCGGCGTGCCGTGCTTCCCGACGAGGTCGTAGTAGAGCGTCGAGGGTATGTCAGCGACGTGCTTCATATGCCGCTGGGTGTTGCCAATCATGGACTGCTTTTCGGCGTTCCGTAGGTCACGGTTTGCCGCTAGCAGCGGATCGACTTTCTGGATCGTGAAAATGTCGGTTACAAAACCTTTGTCATCTTCACGGACTACCGTCTTTTTCTCGGTATTTTCGCTTAGGGTTTTGACTGTCATTTTGTAGAGAACGAGGCGACCACTACAGCCGCCCCGCCCGTTCCCCGATTAGGAGTTAGTCAGCGCGTAGATTGCGCCGTGTGCCTTTGGAGCCGAGATTTGCATCGAGAACTCGCTGAGCACAAAACCTCTGGTTGAGTCACCTTCCTTGGCTAGGTCCTGTTTCACGAAATCACGACCCGGCAGGGTCACGTATTCTGCGAACTCTGGGTCAAGCAGGTATACGCGTTCGTTAGGCATAAACCGGTCAACAACCGTATCCAGCTGGCCGAAGTCGGACAGGAACACAGAAATAGACGAGACGGAAGTCCCGGCCTTTGGCGTGGTCATGTTGACTTGGTTGTTGATGGTAGAAGTACCCTGCGAGGTAATCGCCGCAGTGCTGAACTTACGCTTTTGAATTGGGGACATAACCATCAGCGATGGGTTGCCGCCGTCTTCGTAAGCTGCCTGCATTACGGTTTCGATCAGGTCCACCGACAGAGCGCGCGGCGTGCCGTAGTCATCCGCGATGCCGTCACCACCAGAGTCGGTGGTTGCGTCGGTCACTGGCAGGTCAACGCCGTCACCGTCAAACGAACTGTTTGCAGTGGCAGAAGCGCCAAGGCTGGTGTTGGTAATCCAGGACGACAGCGTTGCACACTTGCGGTTGCCCGAAGTGGACTTGGCTTGGTCGCTGGTCAGGATTTTCTCGATGTCTCGGCGCAGGGTGATACCGGCCAGCAGAGACTGGTACGCGGATTCACGTTCACGGCCTGCGGTGTCAACAGCGTCGATGGTGTCGCTTACTTTGAACGCCTTAAACGCGATCTGCATCTGGTTTTGCAGACGGCTGGTCAGGTTGTCATCGTAGGACGAAATGGTAGCGCCTTCGGCCTGTGCGTTTGCGGTGGTCGCGGCTGCGAGTTCCTGCACCTGCCAATCGAAAAGCGTGTTAGCCCGAGTGCCTTTTTTTAGCGAGGACAGTACGGGAACCTCGTCTGGGTCGATACGATAAATTACGTCGGCGAGGGATTCCCGTGCGCCAATCGCATTTGCGGTAGTTACAACAGCCATTGTCATGGCTCCTTTCGCGTATTAGCCCCGACGGGCTACAAGCGCGTCCAGAGCGTCATTGAATTTGCCGGTCTTGCTGAGTTTCTGCATCGCTTCGCGTTGGCGTTTCGACTTCGCAGGTTCTGCAGCGACAGGCGCTTTGCGTTTCACAACTCGCGGCGCGGTGCGCTTCTGCTTCGTGTCCGTGGCTCCCTGCTGCATTTGCTGGTATTGCCAAGCAGCACGAAACACCGGCAGCATCCGGGCGTCGTTAAGTTGATTGATTTCTTCGGCGGTAAATCCTGCGGCGAGGGCCGTGTCAACGATACCTTGTCGCTCGCGATTTAACGTCTCTGGGTCAGACCACTCAGGCATTAGTTCCATCGCGCGTTGGGCCTGGTGTTGGACCTGGTGCTGGAACGCATCTGCCTGCTGCTGATGGATTTCCGCGAGCTTTTGCTCCCGTGCTTCCTGCAGACGTTTGATCTGAAGTAGCGCCTTTGGATCGGCTTCGCTCAACTGGGCTTCTTGCTCTGGTGTGAGCTGGCTCGCGGCTTGAACGGCCTGTAGTTCCTGTTGCATTTGCATCAGCGTTTGCTGGTAGGTCTGCAACTCGACGGTCATCTGGTTTTGCAGGTCACGCGCTTCTTTGGCCCGTGCTTGGGCCTCCTTAAAGCGGTTCTCTGTTGCCTCTCTTTTTTGCACATTTTCGACCACATCGTCAATGGCAAGGGTACGCTCTTCGCCGTCCACCACGACCCGCATCTGCCAAGTGCCGTCTTCGGCTTGGACCAGCCGTTCGGGCAGTTCTACGGTGTCGGGTTCTGCCGTGGCTTCAGGCGCAATTTCTTCGGTCGGCTCCTGTTCCTCAATGTCCTGCGCAGCAGTCTCGACTGGCGCATCTTCCTCCAACGCTGCCGGTTCGACCTCTGCGGGCGGCTCGACTGGCGTTTCTGCCGGTGCTGCGTCCTGCGTCGGTTCATCTGTTGGGGCAGTAGCGCGGATCAGGTCCAGCGCTTCGGTCATGCTTAGGGTGGTGTCGCTCATTTCTTGGGTGCCTTATCGTCATGCTCTAATTTAGCTATTCGATTTTCGAGTTCACGGCGGATTGCTTTGATCGCGGTTATCGCGTGATACGCTTCTCTACGGGCTTCATCGTCCGCCGCAGACGACGATTCAAAACGCGCGATTGCGCGCTCCCGCATGGTGCGTTCGATTTCAACCCAGACGTCGCTGCGAAGTAGCTGCTGCGCGCCCGCTACAAACTCGCGCTCGTTCATGCAACGCCTGGGATATTCGTGGATACAGCCGCGTCGCCCATGGCGAGTTTCGCGCGACGAAGTTCAAGCTCGACCGACATTTCCTGCTGCTTCAGGGCCAGTTCGGCTTCGAGCTTTTCGCGTTCTAGCTGGTGGGCTGCGATTTGCGCTTCTCTTTTGATCTGAATTTCCTGCTCGAACTCAGCCCGGCGCTGGGCGACTTCCGGGTCTTCCTTGGGCGGCTGCTGTGCCTGCATCTGGCGGAACTCAGCCAACTGCTGGTCCGTCGCGAACATTGTATCGACGTCCTTGATACCCGCCATCATGCCAAGTCGCCGTACCGTGGACAGGTACTGCTCCACCGACACGACCGGGTTTTCGAGGCCCAGTTCCTGCAGGATTTCGCGCTGTAGTCCAGCGATCTGCTGTAGTGCGGACATGCGCTCTGCGTCGCGGCCGGTGCCAAGGCCAACGTCAATGTCTACGTCAAACGACACGTCGATGCTCGCTGGGTCAATTGCTTCGAACATGTCGCCGCCTACGCGGACCTGCTGCGGCCCGTCGAGGTGCTTAATCGCCAACTGCAGCAGCAACTGCGCCATGGGCCGGATGCCGGTTTCGGCGATAGTCCGCGCGATCATCAGCGCCTTGGCCTGCCCGCCTTGGATCGCGGCGTTTACGCCAGCAGCGGTCGTGGACTGCAGTGCGTCTGGGTCGAGGTGCAGGTTTTTGCTGCCAGTACGCTGGTCGCGGACCTGATCCATGTAGTTAAGCAGCGACATGCCTTGCGGGCCAACTTGCGGTACTGGCAACGGCTGCACCATGCCCGGCGCGTCC